AACTATTTTGTTGGTGTTAGGTAGTTTTCCACAGATGGCTCTTGACTCTCGCTCTGCTCTGTGGTTTATTCTCTCACTCGCTGGCCTTGACTTACGTGCTCGCGTGTGGTTTGTTGTGTTCGCGTGTGTGTTGACTTGGGCCCGGGGTTCATGGTTGCGACCGACTTGACTCATACACTCTACCATGCTTGTCAAGTAGCGCGCCCGATCTCATCGCCTCGCGCGCGAATACCACATATTTTTAGCTTGCGGGATGCCATACCACACTATTTTCCCAATTTTGTGGTATACTACCCCAGTAGCACAATTCAGGGGCTCGCAGGGCGAGCGCCACAACCCGACAGGAGAACACCTAGTATGCGTACCATTCGCACCGCCAACACCCCCAACCTAGAACTACTCGAAGAGTACAAAGGGTATTCAATCGAGCGCAACGGCAACGGAATCATTGTTGTTACCCGCATCGAATTCGTATCCTTCCCCTTCGTCGCCAAGAGTGTCGAACAGGCCAAGCGTGTCATCGACGTACTTTCTGAGGAGATCGCCTAATGCCATCCCCCATCATTGGTCAAACTGTCGTATGCAACCCCGGAATCTGCATAACCCTGCGCGCATACAAAACAGCGTAACTACACAACCCCGGGGGCGCGCGAGCGTCGCCACAACCCAGCAACACGGAGATCATCAAATGAACTGCACACAGTCAATCGTCGCCGCGTCCAAAGGCAAAGCCCCAATCGTAGCTATACCCGTAGAAGGTCATGCGCCCGCGTGCGTCAATCGCAAGCGTCTTGCCACATGGTCTAAGGGCGTCACCATAACTAGCGCTGAAGTTGTTCAGGAGCCCAGCACAACCCATTTTGAAACGGTGATGATGCACTCGCGGTGGTGTGAAGCTACCCAGCGTCGTAGAGACGTTGAAGGCCCGCGCGAGCGCACGGAGGTCACTGTACCGGGCTCGCGATACCTGCTAGTCGCTGGGCGCGCTGGCAACGTCAAGACGCGCGCAAAGTTCGCCCTGATAGATCGCCGCACAGCCGTCAAGGAATTGGGCGTGTGGACTGCTCGCGAGCGCGCCAAGCATGAGAAGAAAATTTTGCTCGGCGTGCTCAGTCGCGACGAACAACGGGCCCTCAAACTCGCCAAACTTGGCGACGCGGGCGCGGATATGGTGTCCGTCTTCGTCACACTGGGCGAAGGTCAGACGCGCGTAAAAACGATGGGCGCGCCCGTCAAGCTGGCAGCGCTCGCAGAGTATGAATTCGTCGCCCATCGCGCTATCAACGCGCAGGGCGAACCGGGCGACACTTGGCGCGTAACTGAGCGCATCAGCGGCATGGCAGCAGGTAGCGGCACCACCGCTCAGGATGCCATCGCGAGCGCCCGTAAAGCCTCCTCTACAGCGTCGCCAGCTTCACTCGCAGGGATACGCGCCAAGATTGAATCCATGCGGCCATCCGTCGCCGCGTAACTACAACCCGGGGGGCGCGCGAGCGCTTCCCACAACCCGCACCACAGGAGAGTTATGAGCGAGTACACAGAACAAGCTGAGACGTTTCTAAAGCGTCACCACCTGACCTTTTCAGCAGCCTATGTAGGCTTTGATGAATATTTCCCCGATGACAAGGAACCCCGCAGCATCTACACCCTCACCCTCACGTCTACCACAGATCGTCGCCGCAGCTACTCAACCCGCTTCGGCGCGTCAATCAACATGACGAATGAAGGTACGGAACCCGAGGCATACGATTTGCTCACCTGCATAACGAAGTCCGACCCCGGCACGTTCGGGGATTTCTGCGACGAATACGGGTACAGCAACGACAGTATCAGCGCCTCCAAAACGTATCGCGCCGTGCGTCGCGACTGGATGAAGGTACGCAGATTTTTCACCGATCAACAGATAACCGAACTTCACCTAATCAACTAACCCCGAGGAGCCCCATGACTTTCACGATGACAATCGAACTAGGTAACGATGCAATGCAGACATACGCCGATCTCGCCACCGCAACCCGTCGCATATTCTCAGACTTTGCGCGCCAACATGAACCCGTAGAAGACAACGCTGGCCGCATCTACGACGCCAACGGCAACAAGGTCGGCACTTGGAGCATCGACTAATAACCGCAAACCCGGGGGGCGCGCGAGCGCTCCCCACAACCCGCACCACACACAGGAGAGTACCTTCATGGATTTCACCGTTACCGTCACCACCACCATCACCGCCCAGCGCATCTCTGACCTTCTCTGCTCTGCATTCGAGGGCGGCTCGAACTACTGGTACACCATCAAGGAATACCACGCGCCCGCGAAGCTCGAATTTCGCAGCAGCCCCGATGTCATCTTCCGCCATCTCGACTACCCGCTCAATGAGGGCGGCGGGCTCACCATCGGCGACATTGAAGACCCCGAGAACGTCTTCATTCGCCCCGTCCTGAATCGCGAGTCTATCGCCCTCGGGTTGCAGATCATGGCTGACAAGTACCCCAAGCACTTCGGAGATTTCACCGCCGAGAACGACGACGCCGAGACGGGCGACGTGTTCCTGCAATGCTGCCTGATGGGAGAGATCGTCTATGGCTAAGACTCTCGGTGTTCCTGTCGTACCAGATGGGCGCTCGCATGGCGGGCGCGTCGAGAAGGCGCAGGAGTTGGGCGGCTCGGTCACTTGGGCTAATCCAGTCTGGATGATCGCCACCTTCCCCACCTATGCGAGCGCAATTCTGTTTGCAGATTGGTGCCAATGGAGCCAGATTCGCGGCTACTACAACGGCAGCGACGGTCAGACGCTCGCGGGCTCCACTTCGTTCTACGTCGCGCTTCACTACTGCGGCTAAACTCCCAACCCCGGGGGGCGCGCGAGCGCTCCCCACAACCCAGCACCACAGGAGATTTCACCCATGAATCAAACCGCAGCTAACCGCGTGAGCGATACCATCGCCCGCCTCGACAAGAAACCCGCGCCGCGCAAATGGCGCGTCACACAGGGGCCCTCGACAGGTACGATAGTCGCCCCCACCTATGAAGACGCGAAGCAGCGCGCCGCTCAGATCGGTTTCAAGACGCCAGATTCTATCGTTCTCATCGAAGACAACCCGCCCTCCCACATCACCTGCAAGAACGAACACGAAGCCCTCGGCATGGCCCTCGGGATGCTTGAACGCATCGCGGAAGGCCGCAGCTACGACGCGAGCGAGTACCACACCCGCCTCGGCGAACTGAAGCGCCATTACGACCGTGAGCAGCACCTAATTGAGATTGATATTTACAACCCAAAGAATCGGAGGTAACTGCATGGAGTACCAACACGCGCTAAACATAATGATTGAGGCTCGCATTCACCTGCCCGCCATCGTCAAGTTCGGCGACACCTTCCACGTCTTCCGGCGCACCGATCTGCTCGGCTCCGGCCCAACCATCGAAGCGGCTATGCGCGCGGCGAAGCTCTTTCCACCGCCCGACACTAAACCTGTCCGGCTTTACGTCAACGTTGGCTCCGATGTTTTGCAGCACGGCGAGTCTGTCTGTGTCGCCCGCAACCCGAATACGGCCGTTCGCATTGTGAACGCTCTTAACCGCTACAAACCCAGCCCAAAAGGATTCTAAAAACTATGAAGACGACAGACATCAAAATGCTCAACGCCTCTATCGCTGAAGCTGAAGCGATCATCGAAAAAATCACCCGCCTTCGCGACACGCTCCAAGAGCAGTACGACAACAAAAGCGAGAAGTGGCAGGAGTCCGAAAAGGGCGAAGCCGCGAACACCGCCATCGAGGAATTGACGGGCGCGCTCGACAACCTCGAATCCGCGAAGGATTCACTCGGCAACGTGGTATCGGAAGCGGAGGGCCAATGACGTACGGCGAACTATGCAAAGCAATCAGGGCTCACCGTGGCAAGGTCTTCGCGTGCGTGAACGCGGCGGGTTGCCAGTTCCACATCGAGGCCAAGAAGGGCGAGATGCTGCGGTACTTTCAGGGGCACGTCGCGCAATATGGCGTCGAGGCCGAATCCGATCTCGAAGTCTCCCCGCGCGAGGACGGGCTTTACCTCGATACGGTGGTGCCCGAATGAAACTCGGAACAAACCAGCAGGGCGTATTGAGTTCACTTGCGCGGGTCGGCAAGTGGGCGCGCGGCTGCGGATGGACGTGGAGCACCCCATCCGCAACCACGGCCATCATGGAGAGCCTTGTAAAGCACGGGCTGGTCGCCCGGGGGCCCGTCACCGTGATGGGCCGCGAGGTAGACGGCTACACCATCACCGAAGCAGGAAGGAAGGCTATTCAATGAAGCGCTGGACACCTTGGAAAATCGAGGAGGTCACTGTCTTGGGCCAGCGGCAACTCCTCTTCAGCAACAATCGCTACCACGTCTTTCTGCGCAAGGATGCTCCGGTTGCGCCGTGCCCGCATGAGTTGGTGTGGCTCTCGATTCGGAACAATGATCGCTCGCCCCGGCGCGACTGGCGAGACTTCCAGCGAATCAAGAACGAGATCGTTGGGGCTGAGGTCGAGATGGTCGAACTGTACCCGCAGGAGTCGCACAAGGTTGATACCAGCAACCAGTACCACCTGTGGGGTTACAACACCACCGAACCCGTGTTCACCAACGCGGGGCTCGGCTGGCAGGAGGGCCGGAAGGTGTGGGATGGCAAGACGCCCCACGCCCTCCCCGGCGCGGAGAAGGCGAAGCAGCGCCCAACCGATGAGGAGAGCACCGTATGAGGCGCGGGCGCAAGACGGCGCGCTGCGCGGTCTGTGGCAAGGCGACATGGTACTGCGCCAAGCATGGATGCAACCCTAAACCAGCCCCGGCGAAGTAGGCTGGGCGGCAAAACAAAGCCCCGGGATGCCATCTCCCGGGGCTTTCTCCGTCTCGGTGGTGGGTTAGCCTGTTCGGGGCTTCCCCGCCGCGTCTACGGCCCTCTCAGGCTTGTCGTCTAGCTCTACCAGTACGCAGGTCGATACCCTCTGCATCGGCATCCCCTTGCCGCACCTCGGACAATCGAAGTACACCTGTAAGTTCTGGTCTTCAATCCTCAGCAATGCGGCCACTGTCTCGGCTACGGTCATGGCTATGAGTCACCCGTCAAAATAAACTCGCTCACCTGCACTTGGGCGAACGGGTCGAAGTTGCCAGAATCCGGGTACAGGTAGGCTCTCAGCGTGAACAAGATCACCGGGTCAACTCCCGCCAGCAGACTCATGTTTTCGGAGTTGATGAGATTCACCGGGGCTTGATAGCTATCGGCTATGTTGCAGTAAAACTCCCCCTGCAACTTTCCGCTCGCTATTGCGGCGGATGGGAGTTGTGCGGTGAATGGGTCGGGCGTTCGATTCAAAAAGTAAAGCAGGTTTTGGCCCTGCAACATCCACTGGGTTCGGGTCGGGTCGCCGCTCTGTCCTATCGTCTCCGGCGTACCCCATCCGAGATAAGTCCATCCGACCGAATCATTGATACCGGGCGGGGGCGTGTTGGGGATGTAGGCTTGGGCTAAAAGCCCGACTTGAAAGTGGCCGGATTGATTCGGCTGCACCCATCCTGTAGCGGTCACGTTTAGCTTTTTCAGTTCCAGACTGGCGGCTCCCGGCACAGTCAGGATTAAGGGCGTTCCCGGCTTCCCTGCGGGTTCGGGTATTCCGTGGCTCGTTGTGGTGAGGGTCAGCAGCGCGGCTTGTGGTGCTCTTGCGATGATTGACATAGCGGCTCCTCTCTTGCGGGTGGGGGGCGATTAGGGCCGTTACGGGGGGGCGTCGGGGCCACTGACAACGATGATGGTGTCAAGGTCGCAAAAACGGATGATGTTGTCCAGCGATCTTTTCAGGTGCATCGGCCCCTTCGGGTAGGTTTCGCGGATGTAGGTGAATAACTCCATCGTCGCCGCAGCTTCATCCTTGATGGTGCCAACGGTCTGCTCGGTGACGCAGCGAGCTACAAGGGTGGCGATGGCAATGAGTTGCTGTAGCTCCTGCTGCTGCTCCTCGGTGAACCCGGCCTTATTGGTCATATCCAAACCTCGACGATCTGCGGCTCATCGTTCGGGTGGCGGCGGATGCAATGGAGACAGAGCGGCGCAATTTTGGCTCGAACCTCTTCCAACGTCTCGCCGAGAAAGAACCACTCAGAGTCGGGCAGAGGGCCGATTCTCGACGTTACCCAGCGGCGCACCACAAACTTATCCGGGTAGTCGGTGGGGTGGTGGTAGACAACGAACATCTCCATCATTTCGGCAGCAGCCTCATCGCTTCTGCGATCTGCGTCTCCAAGATCATCGAGCCCTGCGGCCCGTCCAGCTTCATCGAGGTTTCCCGCAAGATCGGCAACCCGCTCTCGACGGCCAACAGAACCTCGTCGCGGCTGGCGCGCCGTCCGTGCGAGTACCACTCGGTCAGGAACGGCTTGCCCAGCCTGAAGAGAATCCCCGGCGCGGCGATACCCGGCTTCCCCGGCACACTCAGCAGTTCATGGCGGCGGGTGTAGTACAGCAGCGTCACGCCCGGGTTGCGCGCCACCATGATTCCGGCAGAGGGCTTCTTCGCAGCGTTGAAGTTCTCATCCTCGCGGCGAACCATGTGCGGCTTCGACAGGAACGGGCAGTTGATCGCCGAATATTGCGCGCATTCCCGGTGGGCCGGGGGCTCGGAAGAGATGCGGTTCACAAGGCACATCGGGCCGATGGTGAAGATCTCTTCCCCGAAAAGTTTGTTGCCGCACACCCAGCAGCGGCGGTCGTTGATGGCGATCTTGAACTTGCGCATATCCATCGCGCGAAACTCCGGCACGCCACCTATCCAATCGACAAACCACGGCACCGGGTAGCCCCTGAAGATCGGAAGCTCCTGCATGAACTTCGGCGGCTCGGCGATGTCGGGTCGTAGCTCAGTGAGGCTCATGGTTTAGCTGCTCCTTCATCTGGTCAATGATCGCATCCACGAATGCGGGGTCATCGGGGAAGCGCTGGGTTAGCTCGGCCCTCACCGCTTCGTCCATGTTGTCGAGGGTATTACGTAGCTCCTGCCGCCACTTTTCGAGACGTTTCTTTTCGCGCCACAGGAGATACCACGATGCAGCGGCGGCGATCACCGCTAGACCCGACTGCACAGGCTCCGCGATGCGTTTGGGCGCGAAGATGTAGAGCGCCGCCGCAACGTTTCCCCCCACCACAAACCCGCAGTTGGCAACAACGATCATCATCCTGCGGTGGCTGTTGGGAGGTTGTAGCCCCGGCCCTGACATCTTGAACACTGCTTCGACAATTTCGCGTCCCATCCGGCTCCTCCACACGTCAAACATGCAGCTACGAATCCCTGCCCCTTGCACTTCTTGCAACTCCGGCTCGGCTTGCCGTCCTTCGTGCGGTTATGACAGCTACAGCGCCCCACTCCCCGGGGATTCACGGCGGCGGCGGCGATGTCGCTAGTGTCCATTCAGTTGAACCCCACAATCCAGCGGCGTAGCTCCTCGCGGTTACTGGCCCATCCCGGTACTAACAGGAATCCCGCGCCTATCAAAAGCCCCGGGTGGTCTTCTAGCTCCGGGTGTTTCCTCACATCGCTGCACATGGATGTGAACGCATTAGCCAGTTCGCCCGCGTCCAGATATTCGAGCGCCCGCTTCTTGGCCCATTCGAGATGTTCATCGCGGGGCATCATTGCTTGGAGCCCTCCGGGGGCGTCTGTCGTTCGATAAATTCGAGCAGTACCTTCAGCATGTCGGCGCGCTGCGCGTCGGAGATATAGAAGCACGCCCCCTCCTCTCCAAACTCGAAGAGAAAGAGGGCGAAGCCCATTTTACGTTTGTATCTGCCAGCTTCAAGCGCGCCATGAATGCGATTGCCGAGGTCGCGCATCTGCTCGATCACCGGGCCATCTTTTACCTCGAATGTGTCCTTCAATTCGTCCTCCGTTGCTTGGCTATGTGCTCCTCGTACTTTCGATACTTCTCCGGCCCCAGTCTCTCCAACATCCGCGCCGGAACATCGGATAAGACTTCCGGCTCTCCGGCAATTATCCATTCGGTTATTAGCCGGGTGGCCTCTGGGAATTTGTGGAGGCCGGGATAGGTCGCAAACAGGGCGTGGAATGTGAGCAGCATCCGCATGTAATCCTGCGGCGTGTTCTTGAACATATCTCTTATCGTTTGGGCGGTGGCTGTCGCCTCTCTAACCAGCGTCGTCACGCGCTCCTGAAGCTCCGGCAAGTCAAACTCGGTAAATTCGTCGTCGCTCAATGTTGCACCCCGTAGCGTTGTTTTAGGCGCATTGGAATATCCGCCATCTTGTCCGGCTTCCCGGCTGCTATCCACTCGACTAGCGCCCCGGCAAATTCATCTCCCGCTACCGTGTTGAAGCACCCGGGATAGGCGCGGTGGATGCAATCGAGCGCGGCCATGAAGACGAACATCCCCCGGTCGTCGTTCGGGGCAATTTGCCGCCACTTTTCCGCCATCTCCCGGCCCTCTCGGGCGATGGCGTTGCACTCATTCTGCTCCTCTTTGCTCAATGCGTAATCAACTACGCGAACGATCTCCCGCGCCATCAGAGCGTCACCCTTCCCTTCTCATGTTTTTTTACCCTCGGTTTTATCTCGTCACTCAGGATGGTCGCATCGGCGGCGAAGAGGATGGTGCGGCTCCCATACGGATTGTGAGTGGTGATGTAGACCCCGCCCCCGGCGCACCGATCTTTTAGCTCCTGCATAGACACCCCCGCCCACGCTGCTCTTTTGCGCAGGGTGGGCAGGGGGGCGTTGATCGTGTCCTTCATGTTCATAGCGTGATCTTGCCTCTCACATGGGTCACGCCTCGATGCGCGGTCATCTCGTGGAACGCGAGCCAGCGCCAGCGGTTTCGATGGGGAATATCGCGCGGGGGCTTCTCCCCGCAGGGGCAGACAATCGGCACGCCGAGGTATCTACCGTAGCGTCGTGGCGTATATAAGCCTTGCGAGCCCTGCGGTAAAAGTCCTTGCAGGGAGATCGTGCTCAAACGCAAAGCGCGCTGAAAATTCTTGGAATCTGCCGAGGGCAAGGGCAAGAGTGGCCTCGGGGATAACGTCTGCGCGAGGCTGGGCGTGCCCGTTCGCATGGGAATGATCTTGGCCTTCTTCGACGTGGCCGTTGAGGGTGATGGCTTGCGTTGCGCGCTTGACAAGTGATTTCTCCTTTTTGTTCTTCGGGTATTTTTTGAATGAGTGGACGATTCCGTGCTGCGCCCGTAGGTGCCAGCTGTAGCCCGCCCTGTTCGTAGTGGTGAAGGGGCACTGCGGGCACTTCAGCGCATCGCCGGGGGCCGGGGTGGGGGATGCAGCTACGTCAGAGTGGGCGCTGTTAAGGTGCTTGGTGAGCCCGCCCTTCCACTTCGCTACGAATTCGCAGTGTGGGCACTGCTGCGGGTCGTGGTTGCGGGGGGTGCTGGGTTTATCCACTCCACGTTTCGCTGCCAGTTTCCTCCGCTTCAGCGCTGCTTCCGATGAGCCGATTATGCCGTGGATGCGGGCCTTGTGGCTCCCTAGTACCTGCGGGTGCTCGGTGGTGTAGCCGCAGAGGTCGCACTTCAGTTCGTTCTTTTTCTTCGTTGTCAATTCTTCTCCTTTTGTTGACGCTTTACGGCAGCGTCGGCCTCCGCGAGCCGAAGGGCTTGCTCCGGCGTCGGGTGGGTTCGGCCCCATACGGGGTGTTCTGTGTCGAATAGCTGCATCACTTTGTCGCCGTGTTCATGGCTCAAAAACGTGGTCGAAAATCCTATCGCTTCAAGTAGATTTCTGCGGGCCTCCTTCGCTTTCAATCCGGCAATGTTCATGCGGGCGGTGACTTCTTCCTCTAAGATCGCGGTGGCTTGGGCCTTGGTGGTCACGACACCATCGACGACTAGATTTAGAATCTCGCTTATGCTCCGCATGATTTTTCTCCTTGCCGTGTGGGTTATCTTCGCGGCGTTTGTCTTCCGGTCGCTGCTGCCGTCGAGCGGCTGGCCGCTTCCGGTACGAATAGCTCTAGGCGTCGCTTTTCTTCTTGGGCTGCTCGCCGGAGGGCGGCGCGGGCGGCGCGGAACTCGATGATGGCGGCAAACGGGAAGACGAAGACGGCGAGGGTGAGAAAAGCGACTCCTGCGTAGTTGAATCCGGGTAGATGGGGGTGCATCGGTGGGGTGCCTTTCTGAATTGGTTGGCGTTGGGACAGTGGATGAAGTGGCTCACCGCTTCACTGTCAGGGTTGGGCATCAGTTCGTAGGGTACGGAGCGCTCGGACGGCGTGAACCACCACTCGATAGGCTGGTAGCAGCCCGTGCATCTGCCGTAGTTTGTGCGCTTGTATCCAAGCTCCTGTAGCTGGTCGCGGGTCATGGGATGCCGTCCCGCGTTCATCCATACCACGTTCCCGTCCTCGGTGGTGTCTCCGGCCTTCTCTGCCCAGTCTGGTTCGTCCTTGCCCGTTGTAGCGCTCATCGTTTGCTCCTCTCTCAGATCGGGGAGGGGGGTTTGTGGGGCGGCGCACTAGTAAGCGCATCCCTCTCCCCCTCCCTTCTCTATCCAGCGCGCCGGAACTGCCGGGTAACGGTGGCGCTGTCCCTCCGGCAGCGTCTTAAGCCGATGCCGGAATCTTGTTGCCCGTGAACCTGCCCCCGCTACTTCTCTCCTTCGGGGTACTGTGACCATCTCCGCGCTCCCGATGTAATCGCTTGTGGTCGGGGCCGCATAGCCAGTTCACATCTAGGGGCTTGTCGTAGTCCTCATGGTGCGCCTCAACCTTCAACGCCCCGCATCTCTCGCATGGCTGCTTCGTGAGTATCCCACCCCTTAGCGCCATCCTGACAATCTGCCTTGCTGCTACTCTCTTCGCGTTGTGCAGCTTTTGATTCGCGTCCGCTACCCGCCTCGCTTCCTTTCCCCGCTCCGTCTGCGTATAAGCCTTGGTCTTCGCGATGATCTGTTCAGCGTTCTCGGCGTAATAGGCTTTGTAATATGCCCGTTGCTGCTCCGGGTTTGCATTCTTTTTGTGCCACTCCTTCATCTTTTGCAGGGCCGCTTTCCGTCTGCACCTGCCGCAATATTTGTGCTGGCTATGTGTTCTCGTGAATGTTCGCGGGCAAAGAGCACACGTCAATGTCACGGGGATAATCGCGAACCGAATTCTAGGCTTGTACTTTTGTCCTTTTCTTGCTGGCACTCGGTTTCTTCTCCTCCTTCTTGGCATCATTCAACGGCTCCGGGTTGATGGCCGTAACTTCACCGTCTTCGAGGTACACGCCCACCTTGCCGGATGTATCAACACACTCTAAAAACACTTGGAAGTCGTGCGCCTCGGCCATCTCAGCGAGTACCTTCATCGCGTCTTCGTCGAGCAGTGAACCATCCTTGATACGCATCACGCGAAGCTCCGGGTTCGACGCCATCCCGATAGCCACGCTGCATCTGATCTGCTCGGCGTTCGAGATTTGCCCGAACGGAAACCCGTTGTAGATCACTTCGTCTTCGCCGAACGCGAGCCCCTGCACCGGGAATTCCGCCTTCGCCATCGCCTCGGCCTTCACCCGCTCGCGGTCGTCGAGCGCTTCGCTGAGGTTGTCGATCTCGACGCTCAGAACATCGGCCTCGTTCTGGTATCCGTCGCGCATGGCGCGGCGGTCGATGCCTTGGTTGACGGTGCGAGCCTTGGTGATCTCCTCGGCGAGCGCGGCGGCGTCGCGAAGCTCCGGCAGCGGCTTCCACTTCTGCCTTTCTCTCACATTCTTTTCGTGCGTCTCAAACCAACCGTCCGCCTCTTCCTCCAACCTGTCAGCTTCGGCACGAAGTTCGGCAATCTTCGCTCGCTGGTCGTCTATGTCGCGGGCTAGGATGGCAATGTTTTCGTTGTAGTCATCGCGCTCGCGCTGTAGCCGTTCGATGTTGGCGTTGAAGCTGCTGGCCTCGGTTAGCTGCTGTACCAGTACGGCTTCATCCACCTTGTCTTTCGGCAGGTCGGGCGCGACGTAGACGGCATCGCGGCGCGTCTCCACCGCCAGCTTCTCCTTCTTCGCCTCGCGGCGGCGCAGGTAGTCAGCCTGATATGCCTTGTCCAGTTCGTCAAGGTCGATCTCTAGCTTCACCAGCGAGCGCAGCACCATCGACTGCTGCTCCGGCTTCATGCGCAGGAATTCGAGCGGGTCGAAGCTGATCTTGCCCATGAACTTGTCGAGCATGTCCTGCGGGCTCTTGAAGGTACTGCGGTCGCTCTTGGATTCGACGATGAGCGAACCGTTGCGCGGGCCTCCCTCGGTGAAGCGCCGGGTCACGATGATGTCGCCGAGATCAAGCTGGATGAGGGCGCGGCCAGCGCCTTTACGCACGGGCTGCTTGGGTACGGTGCTGGTTCCGGTCAGGGCCCACTCGATAGAGTCGAGCGCGCTGGTTTTACCGGAGCCGTTGCCCCCGCTGATGCGGTTGATGTGGTCGTTGGGGTTGAGATCAATCGCCTTCAGGCGCTTGATGTTTTCTGCAACTAGTCGTGTGATTCTCAATGTTTGTTCTCTTTCTGTTTTGCAATTTTTTTGTCTAATTTCGCCAACGCTTTATCCCAGCAGGAGCGGTGAACGATGATGCAGTTACGTTCGTAGCCGCCAAACTTCAGGCGCATACTCGTATAGATGGACAGCATGGGTGTATCGTCGCGCTCCCGGCAGATGTCGCATATCATTGGCGGCGATGTGTCAAGGCTGAAGCTCAAAGTTTGTTCTCTTTCTCGGTGCTGGGTTCAACGTCTTTGAGTCGGGCGAGGACGAGGTTCTTTTGGATGGCGTTGCCCTCTGCGAGTTGTGCCGCTATCTCGCCCAAAATAATGATGAGTTCGGCTGTTCCGCCCGCTACCCTTTCTTCCTCATGCTCTGCGGTGCGCTGGGAGGCGGCGGCTACCCATGCTCTGATCTGGTCGGGTGTCAATTCGTTTGCTCCTCCCCGCGCTGGCGCTCTAATCGCTCGATGCGTTTGTCGATTGCCAGTTCGCGCATGACGGCATCGAATCGTCTGTCGATTGCGGCGAACCGCATCTCGTCTATCTTCTCCATCGCATCGAGTCGGGCGTTGACGGCTTTGAGATCGCCTTTGATCTCCTTAATGTCAGGGGCGAGCAGGTCTTGCAGGGCTTTTTTGATGTCGTCGTAAACACTCAACGCGCACCTGCCTTCTTCTTCGTTGCGGTTCTCGGCTCTTGGTGGCCGTTCGAGTAATGCTTTTCGATGATCTCGTTGATGATGTAGCTGCGGTCGCGACGATCTTTCTCGGCGTCGGCTATCAGCTTATCGTTGAAGACCTTTGGGATGCGGAGGGTTACGTGTACTTTTTCCATCCCTACACGGTAACACAACGCAACATGGGGTGATAGAGAAAAACACGCTCGTTGCAATTTGTGGGCGGGTGTGTTATACTGTGTGCAGGGGCTTCCCCTAATATCACACTCAGGAGTTCGCATTGGATAACCAGATCACCAAGTACGACAGGCTGTACGGCAACCTCATCGACGTATCGCTCACCACCAAACCCTCGACGGTGAAGGTGGTGCAAACCCTCACCGGGCGGTCGGAGACTTTCATCATCCAGACCTTCCGCCATGACGACAACGGCGACTACATCTTCATCGAGTGCGCCGATGAGAACGGGTTGGTGCGGCTGGCGCTCCCGCCCAAGGTGGCAAGTGCGATAGCCTCGCAGCGTGAGTCGTTGACGAAGCGGCGGCGCTCGATAGCCAGCCGGGTCGCCATGAAGAATCGCATCGCCGGGGGCGAGGTTATCAATTTCAAAAGGAAGGTGGCAGGAAAATGAGAGCAGCAATAGCACCCGCAGAGAAGTTCATTACGATGGCCCCGCACACTTGGGGCAAGGGCCGCACCATCGAAGAGTCGATCAAGTTCTGTCGCCAGCAATACGGGCGCGGGATGAAGGACTATGACGTGTACCGCGTCCACCCCGAGACATCGGTTGATGGCAGCGGGGCCTTCACCTACCCCTACGGCAGCGACGAAGAGCCCACCAAGCACCGCCCCGTCCTCGTCCTCAGTGTCCGCAAAGGCAAAGAGCAAAAAAAAGAGCCGGAGACTTCTGCGGCTCCGGCCTGTTGAAAGAAATAAAGGTTAGCAGCCGCAGTATAACGCAAAAAAATCCGGGGCGCTGAAAGCCGCCCCGGTTCCAATTCTGGTTATGTTTGTTTCTCTGGTTAGTTCAAACCGTACACGTCTTGGGCATCACCCCCCTTCGTGCGGCTTCTCCTGATAGAGCCTGTCGTACTCTGCCTTGCGCTGGCACTTGTCACACTTAGGATTCGAGCCATAGATGTGACCACACTTTTTGCAAATTACTTCCGTCATGCCCGCATTGTATTCGCTAGCGGGTCATCCTCCAAAGGTATCGGTGGCACCGTTGCCGAAGGCGAATACTCGTACCACTGTGACCATGCGTTCGTGAAGTCGCTGTAGAACCGCTGGTAATAAACCCCAAGATCGAGGGCGTTGGTGGCGGCGGGGGTAAGACGTTGAATGACGGCGGTGCCGTTTGCGTAATTCATCACTTCCAAAAACTGATAGGACGTTGAGTTCGTCGGGCGGTTCCCCCACGCCTGACACCAGTAGGTTCCGGCTGTCGTCATCGTGTTCGCATCGGTCAGCACGGGGAAGACGATCTCCATCCCCCTTGTCATCCCTTTAGCCGCCGTCATCTGTCCGGTTGCGGCGATGTCGCCGCTGCTGTTGCTCTGCACCACAAAGGCCGGGTTGATCGGCGTTGTCCACCCGTTCCCATTCGAGACTGCGACTCCTGCCGGGGGATAGACCATCGCGCCGGGGGAGTTGTCGAAGGTACGGACGGGTGAGCCGCCAACCTCGCAGGTGTTGAACGTTGCATCGGGCGCGCTGAGTTCGCCCGTGATGATGACTTGCTCCGGCATCTGAATGCGCGGCTGATGATTCGCGTCTTCGTCGCAGCGAAGGTAGGTGTAGACCGTTCCATCCTCGCTCATCAGTTCGATGTTGAAGCCCGGTCTACCCGTGTTCGGGTTTGCAGCTACGATGAGGTTGCCGCTGCCGTTGCCGCTAGTTCCCCCGGGGTTGAACATGAGCGAGATGCAGCCCAGCGGAGTCGCCGAGGTTCCGGTCGCGATGAAGCCCGCAAGCTGGGTGAAGCTGGCGGAAACATACTCCCCCTGCCCCGTCCACACGTAAGCCTGTGCTTCGCTCCCGCGCTGGTCGATGAGCAGTACGTTCGCGCTGCCGTTGGTCACTGCGGCGATGGAGTCGGATGCGCTATAGCCGAAGGGGATGACGACCATGAAGCTGCCGCCATCTGCGAGGGCGTAGCCGATTGCGGCCTGTATGTTGGCGACGCCGATCTCGCCCACATAGAGAACTTGGTTGATGCGCGTCTCGCGGATGGGGCCTATGGATGTCGGTGCGGTTGACATGGCTGCTCCTTTTTCTAAATCCAAGCTGCGGGGGCGCTGGCAGCGATGATTCCGTCTCCGGCCCCTATAAAATTCACCACGGTTTTTCCGTCCGGCTGCGTGTTGATCTGCGGCGGATTGATGCAGTTACTCGGCCATCGGAAGGTGTGGCCCCCGACTCCATCCTGAATGATGACGATGGTGTAGAGCACTCCCGGCGCAACGTACCTTACCAGCGCATCGCTCACGGAACTTGTCATCTCCACAATCCAGCACACCGCTTCGGTTCCATCGAAGATGGGGAAGTTTGAACCTAGAACTTTGGTGGGGCGGCTCATCAGTACCACGTCCCTGCGGAGATGGGGAAGAGCGGCCCGCCGTTTGCGATTGCAACAAAAGTTTGGACAGTGAGTCCTCCCGACTTCGGGTTGACGGGCATGGGGTCTAAGACATTGTTCGGCCACTTGAACTTCCAGCTTCCGCCCCCGCCCTGCGTGATGATGAAGGTGTAGAGGTTCCCCTGCACAACCCCGCTGATCGTGCTAGAGGTCACATCCATCGTCATGCTCAGACCCCATGCGGTGTACTGATCGCCGGGGAAGTTGGGGGTTGCGCTGGGCGGGATAATCAAAAGCTGGTTGTAGATGAGCGGCGGCAGCGGCGACGGCGGCAGGGTGGGGTCGAAGGGTTTTTCAAAGTCGAGGTCGTAGTTGCCATGACTCTCTAGGAACATGTACGCGTTGCATTGCACGATGTCGCCGTTGGCGTTCTTGATGGTGACGGCGTAGTAGGTGCCGGGTGGGTCGATCACATCGTTGCCTACGAGTTGCACGCTGAAGCTCCCGCCCTCATCGCCCGCAACCTCTTCAGACTCCACTTCGCAGATGCTCCCCACGTCCGCGCCCTCTCCGATACCGCGCGGGAACTGACCACCATAGCCGCATAGCGTGAACTTGACAGTTCCGTTCGGCTGCTCCGGGTCAATCGCGATCAACTTCCCTTCGACAATCGGCATGGCAGTTACCTCATCCGAAAAATGTGAGCGGCCCCACGGTGGCGAGTCGTGGATGTCTGTCTTGCTGGCTGGTGATGTTGTCGATAAACCACTGGCGGTCGATGTTGTGAAGCTCGGCGTAGTAGAGCGCGGGCGTCTTGCCCCGGTCGTCTTCGATGTTCACGTTCGAGTCGTCGGCGGTGCCGTGATAGATGTCGTCGATTCTCCCCAGCAGATGCCGGAAGCTGATGTCGCGCTTGTCGATCACAGCGGGCGATTGCACGGTTCCGATGTAGTCAGGAGCGGTGCGTAGTATGGCATCCCAGTCGCCCCAGCCAGCCGCGACGCGGTTGGCGAGTACCTGAGCCACCGCCAGCATCCCCTCGGCCCCTCCGTGCCTGTGGGCCTCGCTCGCCGCGAAGTCCACGATCTTTGCCTTGATGTAGTTTTCGTAGGTCACTTGCGCAGCCCCTTTCTGATCTCCTCTAGCTCGGCAAGCTGCTGGTAGTAGAAGTCGCTCGCGGGGCCCACGGTCGGCTCCCCGAATGCCTTGTTGACTTCCTCGACGGTGAGCACGCCATCCATCATCAGTTTGAGCAGCGCCGTGCGCCAGCCGCGATACTTCTCACAGGTCGGCACGTCATATTCGTTGAAGCGCATCACGCTCCACTCCGGCCCCGGCACCTGCATGTAAGTGATGTACTTCGCGACGCGCTCGCCGTCCTGCCACACCCACGCGCTGATGCCCACACACTGCTGAATGATTACGTCATGCAGCCAGAAGCGCGCGCCTCCGGCCCGGGTACGCGAGCACAACACGGATAGCCCGCTCTTGGGGTCGATGTCCCATACCTTCGTCACCTGCGGCTCGATGCTGCAATTTATCCCGGCGTCCTTCATCTTCTGAAAGATCGCGTGCGGGTGCAGGATGTTCACTAGCCGCATCTCCTCGTTCTCGCGGCCCATCCATCGCTCCTGTCCCTCCCAGCGCTGCGCGTGCGCGGCGGCATAGTTATCCTCGAACGCTCTGCGCTCGGCCTCCATCAGTTCGGTGCTGCTCTCTTCGGTGTACGGCAGCGGGTTCGTAACTACAGGTGTCGGCAGATCGGCATCGTAGTCGGTCGGGCTGCGCTTCAGGTTCGAGCGAATCTCACTGAGGACTTCCGGCATTGGGCGCTCCTTGTGATGGGGTTACTACGGGTAGAGTGACAGGCTGCACGCCGCGCGAAGCATCCGGGGCGACTACCTGCTTGTTCTGGATGGTGGGAGGCTGCGGCTCGTTCAACCCCATCGCCTTGATGATCGGCATCGCCAGCAACGGCCCTGCGAGTCGGGGGCCTACTCGGTTCTTAGTCGCATAGATGAATTTTTGGGCAAACTCCGGGTCGGTAGTAATGCGGTCTGCGATATGGGAGATGTAGCCCGTAACGCCAGCCGCAACCCCGGCACCCGCCATCTCCTTAACTCCCAGCCCCGCCATGTGCGCTACCGCCAGCGCCGGAGTTCCCACTGACGCGATGCCGACTTTGTGCCGCCAGAACGCGCTCCTTACGGCTTCGAGAATCGGCTTGGTCGCTTTCTGCTCCTCGGGGTTCTCGAAGAGTTGCACCACCTTCTTCAGATTCGTAATGTGATCGTCGCCGATGGTGCGCTGCAAGATTTCGCCGTTCGTAGCGTTGCGCCCCGGCGCGGTTTTATCGAGGAAGGAGTCGAACGCGGATGTGCCTGACTGCCCGGGCCGGAACACGCGGGTCAGCCCCTTCCCTGCGTCGTCTCGCGTGATGCCATTGAATCTTTGCTCGAAGAAGTCATGCAGATCGCTGAGGGTCTGCCCATCTTCCAACCCCTCGCGATGCATCTGTACTTCGCCGGGGTTCATGTTGGCGCTGTTGCGGTCGAAGAAGTCGAGTTGCGCTTTTTGGTTGTCGGTGAGCCGCTGTTGAAGTTCGTTGGCCTTGTCAACAGTCATCGGGTCGTTGACCTTGCCGCGCAGGAACGTCTCTTCGTTGCGGAGTTTCGGCAGCAGTCCATCCTCGGCTGTGGTTGCGCCTTGCAGCGCGAAGCCGTGCGAGTCTTGCAGCATCCGCCCTGCGGTGGCGAGGCTATCGGTGTTGGCTACCATGTCGCCCGTATCCGGTCGCTGGTTGGTCTTGAATTCATCCCAGCGCCCAAGCTGCTCGCGAAGATCGTGCGCCTTGAATAGAAGGTCTTCGTGATCGGCGCTGCTCATCCCCTTCACTGCCGCGCGATCTGCTAGTAGCCTGTCATACCGCGCGGATGCAGCGCGCGCCTCGGCCTCGCTCATCGGCCCCGTGCTGGCAAGGATGGGCTTACCCCCTACCTGCACGTCAGGCACGTTGATGGCGTTCGCGTTGGTGCGGTCAATAGAGCCCCTAATCCCATCCTGCGCTATGTTGCGCTGCGCCTTCTCAACGGCGGTGGTCGCGGCCTCCGGCGTTCCCGGCTTCGGTGGCCTGATCTTCAGTTGGCCCTCGGGCGTAACTTCAAAATCGGCTCCGGCAATGGGCTCAGTCAGAAGGTTCCGCTTGGCGAAGTCGCTCACGACTCCGGCCCCGGCCCGCGCAGCGCCGATAACCGTACCCAAGCCAACATGCGCGATTGCCCCAATCGTCGCCGCCTCTTTCGCCTTCTCCGGGTCGCCCCCGCTCTCAACGAATCCTTGCGTGCCCGTCTTTGCTGCGGTTTCAGCGGCTCCTACGCCCAGCGACGCGGCATTCAACCCCAGCTTTTCGGCTCCGGCGCGAATAACTTTTATCAGCCCCGGGTTCTTTTCGAGCACCTTCGCATTCTTCGCCATCGCTGCGAGCCTGTCGGCATAGCTCATCCCCTCTACAGCCTTGCCGCCCCACATTCCGGGGTCGAGCAGTTCGGCTCCGCTCTCACCCCAGCCTCCGGCCTGTTCCATCAGGGTATCTTCGCTGGTTCCCTTCTTCAGCCAGTTCGCCGCCGCCGTAGCTGCATCGCTCACGCGCTGCGTGGTGGCCGTCGCGCCCGGGTCATGCGGTGCGATCACATACTTGTTCACCATGTCGATTGCCCCGGCGACATGCTTCTGCGCTTCCTTCAGCGCGCCGGAGAGTAGCCCCACGGTGGGGTCGTAGGTCTTCATTTGCTGCATGAACCCCGGCTGGGCTGCGGGCGCGGCTGGCCCCCCGGCGCTGAAACCGGGCGGTGGTGGTGGTGGCGACGGGGCCTGTCCTCCGGCGCTGAAACCCGGTGGTGGCGGCGGCGGGGCCTGTCCTCCGGCATCGAACCCGGGTGGCGGCGGCGGGATGTTATTCGTATCGTCCATTATGGTTTCCTACCTTGGCGGTACGGGTGCAGTTACCCATGCTTTGCCATTCCAGTGCTGCGCTTCTCCGGTTTTGGAATTGATCGCCCACGATGGGTCTGAAGCTACGGACGGCGGAAGACGGTAGCCTCCGGCTGGCGGCGTAGCTGCACCCCCGCCTGTAGCGCCGGGGGCTGCGGCGGCGGCTGGCGCTGCCGTCGCCGCTGGCGCTGTTGGTGTAACCGGGGTGCCAATCCGGGCCTCGGCTTTTTCGAGCAACGACTGCGGCGAGACGACACCGCGCGGCATCGCGGAATTCCATTGCGCCCGGTAGCTCTCCACCTTGCCCTGCAAGAGTGTATTGAATTCGTCGATGGCCCCACGCAGCGCTGCGGGCGAATCGCTCTCATTGATGAGTTTCAGCATCCGGCTATGCTCTTCGTCGGTCAGGGCCTTGCCGGAATAGGCGCGCGCAACCTCGCCCGTAACTGCATTCATGTCGTCCTCGAATGCTTTCAGCTTGGGGTCGGTCGAACGGTTCGCTGCATTCTTAACGTTGTTGATGAGCGAGCCCACGCCCCACGGGATTGTGACGTTATCGGGGATGTTGTTCTCCATCCGGTCAAGATGGTTGCGGGCCGTCAGGATGAAGTTCAACCCCTGCCCTTCGGTTCCGGTCGAGAACTTGGTTCGCGCATCCTGATATGTCTTGAACTGGGTTTGGTCGTAGTCCGGGTAAGCTCCATTGACCAACCCCATAATCCGCATACCCTCCTTGGTGAAGCGGCTGGGCGGTGCGGCGCGGCCTTCGCCGATGGCCTTCACGGTAGCGCGATCTGAAACCGGAACGGCGTTGAGCGCTTCGTCGATGCTTCCGCCATTCGCGCGTATCTGCGCCGGGGCCGCTCCCACCCCGCCCGCTCCGGCTGCGGCGGCGGCTGCACCACGGAACCTGCGCGCCTCCACATCCTTCATTGTTGCGATAGAAGCGTCGTATGCGGCTTTCTTGTCCGGGTCTGTCTCCAAGTTGCGGGCGATGATCGCGCCCTCTATTGTGGTGGGTTGCTTGGCGGGCTTGGCGGGCGGGTTCGCCTTGGTGTAGGCATTCATCATGGTTCCGAACTGGGTAATTACCGCTTGGTTGGCGGCTCGGATTTTGCCGTACTTCTGTCCTTGGCTCACAGGCTGCGAGGTCAGTTTGGGCTTCCCGGTATTCGGGTCTACATCTATTTGGAACAACTTTGTACCGACTGGGGCGGGTCGATCATCGTCTCCGGGGTCGGTCGCGATGGCGTGTAATTCAAACCCGCCCCCGTCCTTTGGAACCAGCACCGCCTTCATTGTCAGGTTGGTATGAGCCTTGAAAAAATCGGGGTTTTGATTGACCTTATCCATCAGGTCTTTCTCGCTTCCAATGACCCCAAAATCCTTCGCATTCGGGCTGCTGGCGAGGTCATCTCGGAACGCATTTATGAGGTCGCCTGACTCCTTATCAATCGAGGTTTTTAGCTGCTGTGATTCCAGCGTAGCCATGTACGCTTTTTGGTGAACAAGGGCGTTATTTGCGGAATCCTGTACCCGTTTTTGGGCGGTATTTACCTGCTCATTCAGGGTGTCCATTTGCTGCTGCGGCATCTTATTTCCGGCCTGATATCCGGCTGCAACGGCGCGTGCAGGGCCTCCCGGCCCCTGCCCCACAGCGAGCCCCTGCGCGGCCCCCCCCAGCGCTGCGGCGGCTACTCTTTTCCAGCTTTCCCCGGTGGTCGAATCGTGCGGAACGATCTTCATTGTGCCGTCCGGCTGCATGGTTGCCGAGTAGGTTTTATCCCCTCCCAGCAACCCCCCTACGGCGTGAATGATCTTGGCTAATTCGCTCTGGTGCGCATGTCCTGCAACCACTTCAGGGTCTTGACTTGGGGGGGTTGTGCCGGGGGCGGTGGCATCGGGCGGGGGCGGCGGGGCGAGCGAAGCTCCCAGTTCGTTGACGGGGGTTCCCGGGGGCAGCGGCGGGGCCGCAAGCGAAGCGCCCAGTTCGTTTACCGGGCCCGGGGGCGGGGGTGGCGGGGTGTTGTCTGCTCCGGCGAGAACGTCACTTGCATCTGGCATAAATCCCCCTCTAAACGGTCGCTGCTGCGGGTGCTTTAGGTGCGGGGAGAAGCCCCGGAATGGGGAGTCTTCCCATCGCTGCGCCGCCGATGGCTCCCAGCGCACCGAAGGCGGAATTCCACGGGCTGTTCGCGGCGGCGGCGACGGCGGCGGCGGAACTGGATGCATCCGCGCCCGATGTGTTGGCGGTTCCGGCGTATCCGGTGGGGTTCAAAAGCCCCGCCGTCGAGCCGAGAACCTGCGCGGCCTGTTGCCAGTTTGAATACCCCTGCGCATAGTTGCCCTGCGTGATCTGGTTCTCGCCCTGCGCGCGCTGCGCGGCGGCTTGGTTGGCGTTCTGCGCGAGGATGTTGGCGTCCACACTCGACGGCAGCAGATCGTTGCCCCCGCCCCGGGCGGCGAGCACTTGGGCGGTGGCGCGTTGGGCCTGTGCGTAGTTGGTCGCGACGTTCTCGGTGTTCTGAGTGCGCAGGGCCGTCTCTTCGGAGGGCGAGTACCCGGTCTGCGAGGGCCCCGCCGCGAGGATGGGCTGGAACGCCGAGGTCAGGGCTCCGGTGATGGCCTGATCTTGCCCGAAAACCGTGTTGTACTGGCTTGTCAGGTTTTGATAGAACTGGCTCTGCTCGTTGGTAATGTCCTTCTGCTGTTGCGTAGCTCCACACATAACCCCTCACACGACTTCCTGAGATAGCGCCGGAATGCCATTCCGGGGCTCTAGGTGCGATGTTTGGGGGTCGGAAGGTAGCCCAATGACCCGGCTCAACTCCGACGACTCCCTGAACCCCATGCGGCGTTTTGCCATCTGCGCCAGATCGGGGCCGTTGGTTTGGAACAAAATCTCCCTGAAGCTGTTGGCCCGAAGCTGGGCCTCTATCCATGCCATTCCCTTCATCAGCGCCAGCCGATTCCGGGTCTTGTCTTCCCGGTTCTCGGCCTCCGCAAATTGCAGCGACAGACGCACCGCCGTTTGGGTCTTGAAGTACAGGATGACGCGCCCCCGCTCGTCCTCCATCGCCCATGCATCCTCTCCCGGCATCAGCTTCAGAAAGAAGTCGGCATCCATCTGGTTAACGTGGAATGGGTCGCCCTCTATTAGAGCAGCCAGATATTCGCGGTCGCGCTCCCCTACCGGGCGCACGCAGTAGTTGTCAAAATGAAAGATCGGCTGGCTCATGCGACCCCCTTCCCGGCTGCGGGCAGAATCCGCATGGTGGGGATGTTCGTTCCCCCGTAAAACTGCCGCTGTAAACCGTCTCCGGTAGTAGCTTGCGGGGGCATCGCGGCGAGCATATTGGGTGATCGCCCGGGGGTATTGGAGAGGTCTGGAATGGAGGGCGGGTTCCCCGCTCCGGGGCTCGCCGGGGCGGGCTCCCAGCCCGTCATATTCGCCTTTGCTGCCTGTCTCAAACTTGCCATTATTGACTCCTCTGCTCCTGCCACATTTGCCCGAATATTGTGTACGTCAGGAGTTCGTCGGGGGTGTTCGTTTCGTCCCACGTAAGGCCGAACTTTATTACCTGACACCACACTGGTTTTTGGCTCTGCAATAGGCTGTAGCGGTTGCTGATGAATGATGTACTGGGAGGAAGATTGGGGGGGTCTTGCCGGGTACGGGGAACGTCTTCATAAGCGGCGTCTACCTCGTCTAACACGACCCCCAAAGCGGGGGCTTTTCCGGTCGCGGAACACTTCAAAGTCATCCACGCCAGCCCCGCTAATTGACCCGGATTCGCGAGCACAATGGGGTTGAAATCTACCCCCATTGGGTAGCTCGTTCCATTGTCCTGATAGGTCGTGGTGTCGCGGTACAGGATGGGCCCCCCAGCAGCCGGGGGGCCTACCAAAAGTGCCATTGTTCCGGGGAGAACTTCAGTCGATTGAAGGGCGCTCAAGCCCCCCGTAATCACCGCCGCAGGGCTCCAATTTGCACCCGTTTCGGGGGCCGAAGTGGGGGCCATTCTGTACCATAAAGTCTGTCCATCGGACAGGTATAGCGCCGTCTCTCCCGACCCCCCGGTGTGCATGGTCAGGTACGCATTCTTGGGGTCGATTCCGTTCGCAATATTGGCTATCGGGAAGGACGCTTCGGTGATGCCGGAGCCCGGGTCTAAAGACTCCACCATGCGGTGCCCGCCGAACATATAAGCGGACGATAAAAAGGGCGCAAAGGCGTCGTAATGGAGGAGCGGAATCTGCTCAATCCACGTCTTCATATAGAGCGGGTCATTGGGGGTTGCGGAGCCTCCAATGAGGTACGCATCCCGCAGCGTAAGCACCATCACACCCAGCGAATTTACCCAAAATTTGACGATCTTTGACTGGGCTGTGAAGGTGGTGTCGAAGCCCGCATTCCCGCTGCTCCCGCTGGCGATTGCGTCGGGGCCTGACGACACATAAACCACGTTGTTTACGGCTGCAAAGATGCGCCCGAGATGGTACGCGAGACAGGTTGCGCCCACGGGTAGCGGCGTCCCTTCCCCGTTCACTTGGGCCTGTATCTCGGTGTTGAGATCGGCATCCGGCGTGGTGTCGATGTACGTCCACTGCACCCCCGCCCCGGGGTTGGGGAAGGACGCCAGAAACAGGAACGTAGAGCCCCCCTGTGCGGTGCGGTAGAGGATGATGGTAGTCACCCCGGATGCCCCGGTTCCATATCCCCGCACCATCACCTGATTGCCCTGAATAACGGTGATCTGCACCGACTTCGGGCTCATGTTCGAGATGTCGATAAAATCCCCGTCCGCGTTGGTGGTCGCGAAGGCGTCGCCGTACTGCACGGGGGCCGTGCCAGCCACGGCATAGGGCCCGCCATTCTGCCAGATCACCCCGCCGTCTGTGGTCAGCGCGCCGGGTTCGGTCGCGAAGATCGGCGCGGTGCTCCCACTCTTCCCCGGCTGCACCGCGTATTGCATGTAGCCGTTGAAGTCCACGATGGCTGCGGCGGATGTGATGGGCGTGTTGGGCCCGAGATCGGCCCACGTCAGGGCCTTGCCCTGATTCGTCCACACCACGGTTCCATCCGCCACCTGCAACCCCGCACCTGCAACCCAGTTGGGTGTCGTCGTTCCGCTCTGCCCCGCCGTGCTGCACACGAAGAACTGGGGGGAACTTCCCGGGGGCGACACGGGTATCGCCATCACGACAGCGCCAACGGCAAAGCCAGTGCTCGACTGCCACGGGTAGGGGCCTAGATTTGTCCATAGAACGGTATTGTCTTGCGTGGTGCCGCCCACGGCTGGGTTCCACGGCGAGGGCTCCGTGCCGCCCGTCACTCCGTTGCCGTTGAATACCTCCACGTTGCCCGTGTACGGCACATTGATCGCAGACAGGCCGAAGCAGTTACCGAAGCCCGCCCAGCGATTCCCTTGGCCGTCTTGGTAGTAGCCGTCGAAGGTGTTGTTGGGCGTTAACGCGCTCCATCCCTGACTCTCATTTGTGCCCGATGGCGTCCACCCGCACATCGCCCCGGTCGAACCCGTGACGGGTCGCCCCGAGATGCCGAAGCTGGTTCCCTGCGCGATGTTGGTCGCGAATAATAGGCTCTGATATTGATTCGGGAAGACTCCGATGGCGAGCACGGTGCAGTTGTTTCCCGGCCCTACAACGAGGTTCGCGGATTGGTTATAAAAAACTGCGAATACTCCGGCTGTGCCCTGCCATGAATTCCCGTCGTTGTCGTTGTAGACGGCGGCGACGATTAGCTGGGTGGGGGTGATTATGAGATTGCAGTTCTGTACCCCCTGCATGGTGTGGCCCAAGTTCGTTGTGCCGCCCACCATCCCCGCCATCCACTGCACATTCGCCGTTCCGAACCCGGCGGGAATCGGCACAAGGCTCTGGTCGAACCCGGTGCCGAAGACCATCGCCATGTCGTCACCCAGCGCCGTTCTGTATAGCAGGGTGGTGTAGTTGCCCACTGTGGTAACAGAAACGGGCGCGCCCGCCGTCCACGCAACGGCTATCCAGTTGGTCGAAGCGTTGAATGCGAAGCCACCTGAAAAGCTCTGGAACGCGCTGTTGGTTACGCCGTTGCCCCCGGTGGACTGGTAGACGCCGCTGGTAACTACACTCGGGCTGATACCGTCGCCGGGGCTTGTCCACATCAGCAGCCGCGTCGTGTCGAATCCTGCGGGTAGCTGCACGGTCGCCCCGTTGATGCTGCTCTGGCCGCAGCCGATGGCGAGATTCCCCCCGCCGAAGAGCGGGATGATGGAGAAGTTAGGCAGTGCAGCTACGGGGTCATCGAGGATGAGCATCCCGGGCCGCGCGGCGTTGTAAACCGGGTAGCCAGTACCGGGGGCCCATGACGGATAGGGGTTAGGGCGCGGCTGCTGCGTCACGGTCGGCGCGTCGGGCGGGGCATCGACTCCCCATTTTGTAACGTTCCCGGTTGCATTATCCAACTGCATGTTGTCTACGCCATTGGTGAAGTAGAGCGTGTTGCCCACGCCGAGAAAGTAGGTGCTCCCGGCCCCCGGCGACTTGGTGAAGATCGCATTCTTGGTGAAGGGCCCGGTGCCGTCGAAGACGGTCGCTGCGGTATCCACCATCACCCGCACCGCTTCATCGGTGGTGGTGAAGGTATTCCACCCGTAGAAGCGATTGATGGGCGGGAAGATTTGCCCGTTGTAGATGGACAGCCCCGGCCTTCGTATCAGGGTGAGGCGCGTGCTGACTTCGCAGTTCACGCCCCCGGCGTAGCTGTCTTTCTTGCCCCCGTAGTAGCTCTCCATGAATTCGCTGGTTGACGCATCGCGCAGCGGGTTCGTGTTGGGCCACAAGCCCGTCGCCTGTCGGTTGACATGCAGCGGGGCGAAGTCGCTGGCGGGCAGCGCGGCTCCGGCGATTTGGAGATTCGACGGCATTAGCTCTGACTCCTCGCGCCGATGCCTTGCTGCGTGGTTGCCCGCGTGCGGTCAGTCTGACTCAGCAGTGACAGCCACTCGCCGATGAAGATGTTGCGCTGGGTTGCGGTGAGTCCGTCCTGCGCGCCCAGCAGATGCGCGGCGAATTTCTGCATGAAAATCTGCTGGCGAATATCCTTGGTAATCATCGACATCATCGCGAGGAATCCCCAGTCGGTGATATAGGCGAGGTTGTCGGGGATGGGGGCCCAGCTGGACGCGAGCGAGGTCATCAGCACCGGGGCCTTCTGATAGAACCCATCGAGCGTGTACGGCTGGTCAGGAAGGGTGTTGAGCCGGATTGAGATGCTGAGATCGTCCTGAAGCTCGACGGCGCAACTCTGCGGGCGTTGTATCGCGCTCTCGACGGAGAGGGTGGGAACGACAGGTATCTCCTTCGCCTTGCCCTTGGCGTCGATGAGCCACGCTTGTTCCAAGAATCCGAAGGTGGTGACGGGAATGGTGTAGTCCTGATCGCCGCCGCTTACAGGTGTGGGCCCCAGCGTCGCCCGGTTCCACGGCCATGTGAACGGCGGGCCCATGATGGTCTGCTTCAGCAGGTTCGCCGCATCGAGCGCGGGCTGGCCCGCAGAAATATCTCCCGGCTGGTTGCCGATGAAGGGCAGGGAAAACAGAAGACTCGACATGATGTTTCGCGTTGTCGGCATCTACCACCACCCTCCATTCCAGCGATACGGATACGGGCCCTGATCTTGAACGTAGGTGGGCGACATGAGCGGTTTGTCGGGGAAGAATCCGTGCTGCTCGGTTTCGCGGTCGCCCTGCTTCGCGGCTTCGGCCATCGCTTCCAGCCACACCCGGCGCATCGGTTCGTAGCGCGCGAGCACGGACGGGTTCGAGGAGTAGCGGTGCGAGTATGCGATGAAGCCGTCGATAAACCACTTCACGTAGTCGTCGGGGATGGGGTCTAGGTACTCCTGTAGATCGGTGAAGCGGGGCCTCGCCTTGCGCTGCGCGAAGAGACGGCAGAGCCACACGTTCCCGCCGCTGGGCGGGCGCGGGGTAAAGCGGAAGCCCTGCGCCTTGGGGTCGCACACAATCCACTCGGTCGTGCCGTCGATCACCGTCGCGCCCACGGGCCATGCCGGGGGCTGCGGCCCCGGCCCGGGCCATACCGGGGGCGGCGGCGGTACAAGCCCGGTGACACCATACTGGGAGAGAGTGAGGATGCCGCCCCAATTCGCCTGATACGAAGTTTGCTTGTTGTTGTTCGATGTGGTCTGACTGATGGGGTTGGTATAGAGCACACCCGGCCCGGGCCAGTCGTAAAGCTCTAGGAGATCGTTGTCGTACCACGCGAACAATCCGGGGAATCCGCCGATGGAGTTGTCCACCGCGAGATCGCGCACCGCAGTCATCGCCCATGACGGCGGCGGAACCTGCGTGTTGTTGATGTCGATGCGGACGCCGCTTTCGAGCCACCCGATCTGCGTGATGTTGGTCGATGGATAGTCTTGCTGTAAGGGGGTGAGAACGAACGGCGGGATTTTGTACTTGTTCCACTTCCACGGGAAGCGCTCGGCGATCATCTCTGACATCACATTGTTCGAGATCGCAATAGCGGGCTGCTCGGCGTAGCCGCCCGACTGCTTCAGGACGGGTGTTAGGTCGCCGATCACGGAGACTTCATCCACCACGTCCTGAATCTTCACGTTCGAGTTGCTGTTGGTCGGGTTCAACGTCGCCACGGCTCACCTACTTTTTTGCTTCTGTCTTCGGTGGGTCAGTCTTCGTTTTGTCGAGGATGGGCCGCTCGACGCTGGCGTGCGGATGCAGCACGGGCTTCTTCGCTTCATCCTCTTGGGCCTTCAGCCTCGCCGCGTTCTCTTCGGCAACCTCGGCGTCCATCGTTTGCTGCTGCTCGGGGGTTGGCGAGATGAGGGGAGGGAAGGCCCCCGGCACGCTCTCGTTGTAGTTACGCGAGCGCGTAGCTACAGCCTCTTCGCCGGAGCCCGCACCGCGCGGCGCGGGGTCTGCCTCTGCGGAGGTCGTCTGCTTGGACATCGCCCTCGCATCCTCGTTGTACTCGCGCTCGCGGAGCACAACGGCGCGCTCACCCGCCCCCGGCGCTGGGCTGCGGCTCGCTTCGGCAGTCGCGCCCTCTTCCTTCATGTTTTTGTTGTAAGCTGCGGTTCCTGCGGTTCCGGCAGCTTCCTGCATTTTGTCGGTCATGTCGGGCTTCACTTTCTGCTCCCGGGCGCGCGCATGGCGTCGCGTCTGCGGGGCGGGTTTAGTTGGGCGCTTCATCGGTTTAGGCGGCTTCGTTCTGCTCGATCACGAACAGCTGCGTGCCACTCATCTCGTTATCGGTCGGAAAGTTCAGCGCGACCATGTACTCGTCATAGAGCCGCTTGTACTCGGCCTTTTGCTCGGGGGTCGCACCGCGACGGTTCCACTCTGGCGGCGGCGGCTCCCAAACTTTTGAACAGCGCTGGCAGATGACGATGATGGGGCCGTGACAAAGCTGGTGCTTCTGCACGGCGTAGTTGTGGTCGTTGCCCCGTGAGAGCATCGCCACGCCCTTGCCGCCCTTCTTGTGCCAGCAGTTGTCTTGGATGGCCTTCTGTCGAGCGTTGGCGAGCCGCAGATCGCGGTCGCGGCCCTCGACGCGGCGCTTGATGCCTTCGCGCCGCTGGCGCATTTGGTGTACCCGTTCCTTCGTCTCTTCCAGTTGCAGCGCTTCAAGCTCCGCTGCGGGGCTCATACCGTTTCCGTTCTGTCCTGCCATAGCAACCTCCTTCGGGTTGGGCGGAAAATAGCGGCAGGGGAGTGCAGTTACTCCCCTGTGTCGCGTTGGTTGTCTCTAGGTGAGGGCGGTGGATGCGTCGGTGTAGCGGAGGCGCGTAACCGGGTCAGGTGGCAGCGTCGAGGTATACATGGTGTTGTAGCTCGCGAATCCGCCGATCATGCGGGACGGGTCGTACCCGCTGGGCTCGGTGAGTCGCTTCACCCACACCTGCAAGTTGCGCCAGTCGCCGTCACCGATCTGCGTGTTCTCCTTCGCGCCAAACGAGATGCCGATCACAGCATCTTTGCCGATGACGTAGGTGCGCAGCTTGACGGGTGTACCTGCGGTTTGCTTGACGAGGGTGGACTGATGGAACGCAGCGCCGCCCCAGTCGATCACGATCACGTTGTCGCCATCCGGGGCCGGAAGCTCGCGTAGCTTTTCCTGCCCTTCAGCAGTGCGCTTCAGAACGTCAGTGATGCCGTTCGGCTGCGTGCTGATGAGAATGTCGCCCACGATGAGCGGGTGGATGACTCCGGTGAAACGGGCGTTGTCATAGGGCAGGGCATTGACCGATGTGAGCGACTGCACCATCGAAGTAATGTCCTGCGCGATGAGCCCGGTGGGGTCGATGGGAACATGAACCGTCAACGGGTCTACAACTCCGGCTCCGTCTGCGGTGTTCTGGATGATAAGGTTGATTACCTGCGCCATGCGATAGGCCATCTGCACGCCCAGCGCTTCGAGGGCGGGGTCGATGGCGGTCTGCAAAGCGTAGGTCGAGATGTTCGCGTAGTCCGCAAAATTTCCGATGGTCGAAGTGTTCTGCACCACCGAAACAGTCAAGCCCGTTTGAATCGTACCTTCAGGCGCTTGGGTGGTCGGAGGAGCGGGCAAGTTCTGATACATGAAGAGCGCTAATTTGTTGCCCGCGTTCTCATCGAGCGTGCGCCGCGACGTGCATCTCACCCACGGAGTTTCTGCTTTTAAGTTCTCGACAAACACTTTGTCGAAAGACGTAACTACAGACTGCGGAAGGTTGGTTGTGAGGTTCGATGCTGGCGAGACGCCAACACCGAACGCGCCCTGCACGCGGTAGCGTGCAACGTCTCCCGTCCACAACATGATCTGCCCACCGAGTCCGGCGACAAACTGAAGGAACGGAATAATAAACTTTGCTGCGAGCCTTGCTCCTGATGTGGTCTGCATGACTATCCCCCTCGTCGGGTGAGGTCACGCGCTATAAGCTATCGACGGCCTTGCGGAAGCCCGGTTCATTGGCTAATCGGTGGTTGTATTCCGCCCTCGGCATCGCTTCAAGATCGGCGCGTGTCAGTTTCTTCACGGGCCTCGGTGCAGGGGGCAGGGCGGACGCATCGGTTCTACGAATCCCCGTCGCTACACTGATGTTCCGTGGTCGTGTCGTAGGAGAGGGCGGGGGTTGTGCCTCGCGTTGCTGTCCGTTGGGTGGTGCGGTGTCGTAGTTGGCGTCTTCGCCTTCAGGCCAGTGAATCATCTCGCCCTGATCGTCGAGGGCTTGGAACACTAGGGCCAGATTGTTTCGCGTCACATCGTAGTTGTTGGCTTTGAGTGTCGCGAAGAGTTTGTCGCGGTTCTGTCCTACCGGGTAGTAGTCGGGGCATTCATCCATGAACGCCCGGGCCTCGGCCAGATAGTAAGCGTCGCGTTGTGCGTCGGTCATGGTAGCTAGGCTTTGCGTAGCTGCACGGGGAGGCACGCCACCGTTGGCTGCGGTCACGATCTCCGTTACGGCTTCGACTACGGTTTCCGGGTCGCCAAGATTCGCGGTTAGGCGAAGCCTGTCGGCGGGGGTTATTTGGGTGTCTTTCGGTGTGAGTTGTTGGGGAACCCTCGCTTGGTCGGGCCGTCGAAGGCGGCTGATCTCGCGATTGGCATTGGCTTGTGATTCGAGAACCTTGTCAGCCACTTCCTTCACACTCTTGCCTTTGAAGGTCGATATGCGATGGCCTTTGTCGTTCTCGATGACTGCGATGATGTCGCCGTTTTCGTCCGGCTCTCCGTCGTTCAACCATTTGGGTTGCATTGTCCTACTCCTTCAGTTTTCGAGTGCAGCTACGCCGCGCGTCGGATTCAGGATGTTCTCGCGTTCCAGTTCGTCGGCGGTCGGCTCCGGCACTAGAGGTTCTTTGGTGATGCTGTTGAGGTAGAGGGAGATTTCAGAGTCCAGTTTTTGTTGCAGGTGCGTGAAGACCTTCCACGCTGCTTTTGCCATCTTGTGATTTGCGAGCACTTCCAACTCCTGCTCGGCATCAGTGTTGATAAGGTCGGTTTCGATCTCGATGCAGCACATCTCCATCACGTCGAGCACGTCCTGCCACTCGGGGCTGTTGCGCACCGCCATGATGTTGCGGCGCTGCAACGGAGTCAGTTGTGCAGTTACGCCGAAACGTCGCTGGGTGCGGATGGCCTCTGTCATGGCTGCACCTTCAATCCCCCATACCACTCAAAATTTGCTCCGTCCTCGAAGGTCAGACGGTAATAAACATCCCCGCTCAGATCGCGCTTCTCGACGCTGGCGAGTTTCTTCCCCACTTGGGCTTGAAGCATCTCTAGCCACTCGTCTCGCGTGTCAGCCATGCGCGGCCTCCTGATGCGTCAACATCTCGGCCTTGGACGGCGAGGGCGGCTCGCTCACGATGCGGTCGGTACGCATGATCTGAAGCGGCGGAATCTTGCGGCCCGTGTTGTCGAAGATGTCCCACGAATCCACGATCAACTTGCGTGCGCGGAGCGAATTTTTTGCAGAGCGGTAGATGGCCCCGGTCATCGAGTAGGAGAGCGCCAGCGGGCCGTCATCGGTCGCGTTGCCGAAGCCCTTCGCGCGCAGCATCGCCATCAGTTCATAGCTTTGCTTGGGGCCATCGGCGAGTGCAGACAGGATGGCCTCGTCGATCTCGGCTTGGTGCTTGTGGTAGGTAGACTCGTCCAACATGGCGTACTCGACTAGTGGCATGGCGGGCCTCCACAGTGTCGGGGAATTTGGTTGCAGTCTGATGAATCGGTCAGCCTGTGACCGTGAATGATGATGACTCCACAGCCGCTCGCATCGACGTAGGGATGGCATTTGCAGCCCTGCCCGAAGGTGTGCTGGGGGCTCATGTACCCGCTCGCGGTGCAGGGCGCTACGTCAACCCTGTGGCGCGTCTTCTGGAAGACTCCCCACCTGACGTTCGCGTGGCGCGGGTGTGCCATCATCCACCCCCTGTCGGCGCGAAGAATGGTGTGGCTTGCATGGTGCGTTCGTCGGCGGTGCGCTCGGCGAAGGCGGCGGCGCGTTCGAGCGGCGACTGCACCAGCGTCTTATGCGTGTTGTCGATGCTGGTAGCGGCGATGCGTCCGGCGATCTTCTTGTCCTCTAGCTGCATGTCGTTTTGGTGCTTTTGATCTAGCAGCGCGGAGTCAGCCTGTGCCTTGACGGTGGCGGGATTCTGCGCGGCCATCGTCTGCATCTCCTGCGGGGTCATCTGCACGATGAGGTCGGCGCGATTCTTCCACTCGCTCATGTCGAGCACCATCTGGCAAAGCTCCATCGCATCCACCTTCCACCCGGTCTGCGATAGCTGCTGTACGAGGGCTTGGTTGCCGAAGACTTCGAGCAGGAAGGGGAGGGCCTGTGCCATGCGGTTACGGGCCGCGAGATTCGTGCCCGCCAGCGTCTCGAACGTGACATCGCTCTCCATGAAGTCGGCGAAGTCGAGGGCGAGATCGGCGGTGCGCTTGCCCAAGATCGCGCGAATCTCGGCGATGGGCATCCGCGACTTCACCATCTGCCACAGGAACTTCAGGAAGGGCAGGAAGACGCCATCGACGAAGCGCTCGACAGGTGACTGCAAGCGCCCTGCGGACGCGGCAGCGATCATCCCGGCCCCCGTGCCCGATTTGCCAATACTCGAACCCCGGGCCGGAAGCGTGCCTTGCACGCTCGCCTGATCTGCACCTGTCGAGCTATCCCCCGTCGCAATGGCGGCTTGAATCGCGCGCCATGCATCGGGCGGCACCTGCGGCTGAGGTACTAGCGCAATGGACTTGGTGGCGTCTTCACCGTCCACCATGCGGATGCCGCCCAGCCTCCGGCGCAAGTCCTGCGTCGGAACGTTCGCGCCCCGGGCGACAGCGTACTCCGGCTGCACCGCGAAGGCCAAAATATCGAGAATAGCGTTGACTAAGCCCTGAGACACCCTTTGGTCGCTTCCCGCTATGCGGCCAACTCCAAGGCCATAGCCCGCGTCGTTGATGTTCCAGTAGTTCGCCGCGAAGAAGGGCTTACCCGGCAGCTTGTGATCGCCGTTGCGGATGACGCACTTCTCTTGCAGCACCACCCGGCAGACTGTCTCACTCCACCATTCGAGTAGCTGCATCGGCTTCAGGAGCGGGTCTTCGTCGAAACGATTATCGTCGGGGTCGGCGGCATGGTGGACGCTGGTATTGGCACTCAGGGCCTCGGCGACGGCGTTCTCCGCTTTGGTCTGCTCGCCTTCATCCATGAAGATTGCGCGCAACACTTCCTGACTGGGGATGTCATAGTCCGGGTTCTCACGCAGCTTTTCGAGGTCGTAGTAGTTGACATAGCTCTCGTGGATTATCCATCTCGCTTTTTTGATCTGATTCGGCGAACGCCACTTGGGGTCTACGAAAACCTCGCCCAAGTTACATTTTTCGAAGATGGGGCGGTTGCGCGTAACTTCAACGTCGATGACTTCAAACTCATCCGAGTCTTCGGTGTAGACGGTCATGGGCGGGCCCAGCGGCATGTCCACCTGCGCCGGAGCGGTCTTGCGAACGTAGTGCTCCTCGATGGTCGTCTCCGTCTCCCAGCCTGTCTTGAAGATCACGGTGCCGCTGTTGACCATCGCCTCGATGCCGAAGCTGGCTTCCTGCTTGAAGCAGATTTCGTCGAGCAGTTCGCTTACCAAGTTCGTCCACGCCCGGGCGCTGTCCTGCGACGTGGTGGGCCGGGGCCGGATGAGGAAGGGAGTGGGGTCAGAAAAAATCGCTCCTGAGATGGCAGGAGCGAGTGAGTTTACTTGGCGGGCGACATCGAATCGCGAGACGTTTGAGCGGGTGACTGTCGAGCCCTCGAAAGTTGACATCGTTCTCGGGCTCTGGTACAGGATGTCGCTCTCGTTCCACTGCAACGGCCAGCGGCGGTCATTCAGCCACGACACCGCAGATCGGTAGTCCGACATGACGATGGAGAGCACCGCCGCATCGGTGTACTTGGGGGGGATTTCTGGCTTTTCGTAGGTGGTTATGTCGGCGTCTTTGACGGGGGCCCAAGGTGCCGATGTCTCACGTAATGTTGCAGTAGCGCCCATTGACCACCCTCATGCTGACAACTTTGGGAGATACAACGGGTTCGGGCCCCGGGCCACTTCCGCAACTTACATGCTTCCCGGCCTTTAGGTACTGACTCGGGGATTCGCTGATTCGGGATTAGTACCACCGTTTATGTCGGGAGTACAACCTTTCGCTCACGCTTCGCCTAGCAATTTTGCTAGAGGTCGTTTGTTACCTCCAAAGAGAACGGCCCCTTTTCGGGGGCCGCTCTTGGCTACCAGTGCGTGATGAGATACACTAGAAGCGCTGTCAGCGCAGCGAGTGTGGTACGGTCAACTTTGATTGTGATTTCAACCATTGTTGGCACCTGCTTTCCGAGTCGGCCCGGTGTTTCCGCACCGGGCCTTCTCTTTGATAGTCGCCGGAGCGACATCGGGGAGGGCTGGTGTAGTTACCCCGGCAACCTGAATAAGCCACTGGCTGCGCTATTTCTATTCTACATGAAGGTACGGCCCCCTTTTTCGGGGGCCGTTGCCTCATTCGTCAGGGAAGGGTGGGAGGGAATAGTCGGCTGCGGTCTTTTCAAAGGGAAGTATCCGCTGCCTTCGCCACTCCCAGCGTAATTCTACACTCTGTCCGGGGGAAAGATGGCCGGGGCGACTTCGCTGAGTTTTTTGATTCCCGAACGCAACCCTCGTTTGAGTGTCTTCTTCCGCGCGTAGCTGCCGTGCGACATGGCGATGTGGTGCAGAGCCAGACAGAGCAGATCGCGATCTCCGGTTCCCGCCTCGCATTCCTCGAACATATCGACGAAGGCATTCATCGCCGCAGTGTCCTCTTCGCGCCGCTTGCGCGCCGCCAGCGCTTCGTTTCTCCATCCGTCTGCGGGTGGTGCTTTCAGCCGGGTCTTCGACACACTAGGCAACGTGATTCCTCCGGGCTCCCACACATGTAATGCTGGGTGAGCGTATGGCCGCATTCGCACTCGGCGCTTCCCGGCGTCTTGGGCGTGAATCGCATACACCCCGATTCTTTTGGTACGGCATCGATCATCACTCTATTCATCATTCCAACCCCGGCATCATCACTTCAAGGCCCTGCGCATTGATGCGCTGATCTTCGATGCGCGGTTCGTCGAACATGATCTCCTCCGGCTCCGGCTCGCTTGGCGCATACTGGCCGCGATTGTAGATGATGTTGAACTTGTCTCTCTCACGCATCATCTCCCACGCGAGGTCTTCGTCTTCTAGCTCCGTAGCTGCAATGCTGAGGGGCAGGTTGTCGGCGACGCGCGAGATCACATCCGGCAACCCGCTCTCCTTCGTCATCCCGTACTGCACGAAGCCCTCGATGAGCGGCTTGGTTTTGAGCGCGTTCGAGAAGTACAGCCGCGAGGTCGCGAGCAGCGGTTCGAGGTTGCGGATGCGCGTGTCGCGCTCGGCGGCGTCGCTCTCAAACTCTGTCCACGTAATCGAGATGTCCCACCCGGTCGTCAGGCTGTGGTTGTTGATCGCGGGCTGAATCATGCGCGCCCCGGGCGACTCCTCGATGTTGACGTGATGCGCTCCGTTGCGGCGGGCGACATCGTGAATCAGCTTCGCCAGCACGGACGGCTTGTAGTGACCGTGAATCGTCTCGGTGATATACATCCGGTTCTGGCGCATGATGCCCACCGCGCCGGAGGTCGCGTGCCAGTCGAGCGAGCGGCAGGGAAGCCGGAAGTGAATGTAGCGCTGGCCCTCCATCGGCATCACGTCTTCGTCGATGATCGCGGCGAGCATCTGCGCTTCAGTGAAGACAAGCTCGGCAGCGCCATAGCTGTCGAGCATGTACTGCGACATGAAGAATTCATAGTCGGTGTCATACTCCTCGCGCAGAAAATCGTAGTTGAGGATGGAGGGGAAGAGCAGTTCAACTTCGTTCTCGGCGGGGAAGCCGTTGGGGTCTAGGCGCTCGCCGGAGAGCAGCTTCATCGCGGGTTTGAACACGCGTTCGTAGGTGCCCGGGCGCGCGGTCAGAACTTGGTCGGAGAAGACATCGCCCAGTCCATAGGGTGTGCCGATGAAGAGTTCGATTCCGGTGGGCTTCAGAATCTTGCGCGTGAGTTTGTAGGCTTTGGCGACGCGGGTGCGGCCCTCGAAGGTACGCGAGTTGCGGTTGTTGTGGATGTCATCGTAGATGAGTAGGTCGGGGTGGTATCCGGTCGTGGAGGATTCGATGGAGTTGGCCCATATCAGCGGCTCGACGATCTTGGGCTCATGCTGGCGAAGTGGACAGGTAAACTCGCCCGGGTTCTTGGCCGGGTTCTTGCTGCAACACAGTTCGGGGAAGAGGGCTTGGAAGAGGGTGGCGGGGCGGTGCAGCGGCTTGATGAAGAAGCTCGCGATCTGCTCGACAAAATCGAAGGCGAGTTCCTTGCCGCCCGACATGATGAGGATGGCGATGGTCATGTAGAAGCGCAGAATCGTTTGCACGATGTAGCACATGTCTAAGGTGCTCTTATAGGTGTTGCGCGGGTAGAGCAGCGTGCGGCGGCGCTTGACCCCAAGGTGCAATTCTTCCACGGTGCGGTCGGGCTCGATGTGGGGGAAGAAGTGCAGCGCTTCATGGTGAACGTCCTCGGTGATGAGGCAGTAGCCCAGCACGTAGGCGAGCGCGAGCAGGTTGGTGGTGCAGCAGCGCCGCCCGTCCTCGCGTACCTTCTCATCGTCGATCACAAGCTGGGTCAGCTGGGCGCGCCATGCGCGGTTGTCGCCGCGCTCTTGGTTCGGGTCGCGCAGCTTGCGCCAGTTGAAGTGCGGCTCGCTCATGCGGGGCCGCTGTTGGGCTCCGGGGCTTGCGCTTCTTCGCCCATGTGCTCTTTCACATGCGCCAGCATCGCGGCTTCGTTGGCGAGCGGATATTCAGCGGTGGCGCTCTGCCCATCCTGCGGCGGCTGGCCGTTCTCATCGGCGAGATCGTGCTTCGCGATGTAACCGCCCTTGGTGCCCCGGCGAAGGTGGAAGTCATGGGTATGGAGTTTGGAGCCTTTGGAGGCGAGAACTTTGGATGCTGCCTGTTCTGCGTCGGTGTGCATCAGATGACCACCTTTCCCGTCCATAGCGTGTAGACAACAAAGATGAAGGTGACGGCGTACACCGTTACCTCCGCAAAGAACTTGATTCGCTCGCTGAGAGTGAGTTCGATAAGCGGGATGAGGATGAAGTTGACTAGCAGGATGACGATGATGAGCAGCATGGACGCCTCCGGGGTGGCCCCCGGACGCGCCTACTTGCGCTGCCGGATAGCCTGACGATTGAAGACGTGGTAGAACCCGTCTTCAAACTCGACACTGATAATTTTCCCGTTGTTGGCGATGACCCTGCACGCCTGTCCCTTGCGGCCTAGCTTGTCCCAATAGAGGAAGTGGTCGAAGGGAGTTGTTGTTTCGGGTTTGACTTTACTGGGTTCTGGTTTGCTTGGCAAGCATCTCTCCGTTCCTTCGGAGTTCACGGAAGAAGCACCAAGCGCACATAATCATAGGCCCGGGGATGGCATTCCGCTCGTCGATCATACGCTGGGTGGTAGGACTGAGCCATACAATGAGCCCGCACGGACAGCGGGCTTGTTTCGCGCCCTCCATGCCGAAGTGTTCGGGCGCTGCGATCACTATGAACGGCTGGTCGTCGGGGATGTCGGTCAGGGGCCCGATAGCCCCCGACTCGGCAAGCTCGCGCAGCTTGGCGTGGTGGGCCGGGTTGTCTCGCAGCGCGGCCCTCAGTACGGCGATCTCAGTTGGCATTTTTATGCTCCTCCGCATACTCGTTGATCGTCATCATCCGCCCAAAAAAACTCTCTAGCTCGGCCTTGGTCAACAGACGATTACGGTACTTCTCTTCCGGCACTTTCTCGGGCGGGATACGATGCCCTGCAACCTCGACGTGACCGCTCGGGGTGATCTTGCGCAGATGGGCCTCGTGGACGGCCCATGTGAACCCATAGCCCAGCACGACAGCGCCGCCCTGCCAAGCGCCATCTTCCTTGCTGGCATAGCTGAGATACCACCATGAAGGCTCCGGGTTGGCGAGCCGTTCCTCCTCCATGAATTTGCACGCGGTCATGTCGATCAGAAGCCCAATGTTCGGGTTGAATTCAACGGCCACTTGATCTTCCTCCGGCTGGCGGCGAACCCACTCGGGCCCGCCCACCCAGTCTTCATTCAGTTCACAGGGTTCGCTCTCGCGCTTATCCGGCGACTTCGGCATCCTGCTCCTCCGGCTTCACCTTCGGCTTGCGCACGCGCGGCTGGGGTGGGTTGGCTCTAAGATACTCCCGCTCGGCGAGTTCTTCTGGCGACAGTTCGGAATCGGGCGGTGGATTTTTCATCTCGGCGTTCCGCCAGCGCCGGAAGCGCGAGCGCTCTGCCGGGGTGCTCGGCTTCAGACAGTATTTGCAGCGCTTCTTTCCCATCCTTTGCTTCCGCCACACGTCGCGCCTGTCGCGGCACGCATCGGAGCAGGTGAGGGTGATGTTGGGCCGGGGGTGATCGGCTGGGATGGGCTCGCCGCACATGGTACAGCGGGGGATGATGATCTCTTCTTCTGTCACTCTCTCTCCAATCGGGTAACTACAAATTCGGTGCGGGGGTTGTGGCGCTCGTCCTTGACGACGATGGCCTTGGATTCGTACACGTAGGCATCCGAATGGATGACACCACAGGCTTCGAGGGCGTCCTGTGCCGCCTTCAGGAAGTTGTCGGCGTCGCCGCGCTGCCTCGGGCCCAAGTAGACCGTCACACGAACCTCGTATCGTACCTTCAGCCGTTCTTTGTCGGTTGCCGGGGCGACGGTGCGGCCTTGGGCGAAGAGTCCCACGGCGAAGCGAAATGCTTCCGCCGCCTTGGTCAGCTTCCGGCCCTTTACTGCCTGTCCGTTCTTGGCCCTGTAGTACACGATGCGGTACATGTGATTCACGGATGGGGGTACAAGCGGCACCGTGAAAGCGACTGTTTTCTCGATGAGTGTAAAAGTCCTTGCCATACCTTCAATCGTAGCTGCATAATCGCTACATGGCAAACAAAAAGCTGAAAACCGCAAAGTATGTGCCCGGGGCCGGGAACCGCTCTCGCAAGCGAACCGGAATCGTCGTTCAAAGCATCCGCATGTTGGCATCCGACAACAAGCTGGTGCGCGCCGCAGCGAAGAATGCAGGGGAGTCGATCAATGCATGGGTCAACGCCGTCCTGATTCGCGAAGTGAACAAGGCACTCAAACGTAAACGCATGACAACCGAAGAGCGTATGAGAGAGGCAACCCGTGGCTAGAACCGCAGCACCGAAGAGTGAGATCAAACCCACCATCACCACCAACGGCGTAATCGCCCCTCAATCTCCCGACCCCGTGCGGGAGTTGTTTTACATGCTGGGCGTCATGCGCGGCGCTAACGTGGATGGGGCTATCCGCGTCGCGGAGTTGGCTAATCTGCTCATCCCCACCACCAACAACACCAACCCCGGAGGCGAATAATTGGACGCCGAGATGAAAGAGCATTTGGAGAAGATGGAAGCCCGCATCGTCGAGCACATCCATGACACAGAAACCCGGCTCCTGCGCGCCTTCCGTAACTGGGCAGTGCGCATCGAAGCCTCCGTCAAAGTCAGCCGCGCAAACTATGAGGGCCTTGATGCCCGCATGGGCGTAGCTGAGGAGCGGCTAAACGAGATGGACGCAGGAGGGCAGCAGTGACAACGAAGAAGGTCGATGAAACCGCATCGAACATCGCGCTCGCGATGACTCAACGCTTCAACCAGAATCGCGGCGTCCACAAGAAGGCCGTCGAGGGTCTGACTGAGGAGCAGACCGTTGATTTTGACCAACGGCTGCTCGGCGCTCTGATGACCCTCACCAACCCGATAGAGTTCAAGGAGACTATCGACAGGCTGAAGAAGGATATGAGCAATGGCATCCGGTAAGAGCGTCAGGGGATGGCCTCTGATGAAGCGTAAATGCACCACCTGCCCCTTCGGGCCGAACGGCGACCCCTTCATTCGTGATGGGGTCGTCTCACGTTTATTCAAGGGCTCGCAGCGCTGCCACCACCCGGTTCTAGCGGGGAAGAAGGAGACGCACCTGTGCCGGGGCGCTCGCGATCTGCAACTCACCATCCTCACGGGCTTCGGGCTCCTCGACGAACCCACTGACGCGGCGTTTGAAAAGCGCTCGCGAGAACTAGGGGCGATAAAATGAAGGTTGAATTGCCGTCTGACTACTGGGAGAAGTTCAAAGCAACACTGCCCAGCGCATTCAGCGAAATTACTTTGATGACGTTACGCTATGCCTTCTTCGCCGGATGCGCGGCTGTCAACGCGTCCATGCAAGCCCTGACGGATATTGATGACGAAGACGAGGGTGGGGCTGCTATGGGCGAAGTGATTTCAGACCTAACCAAAAACTTTGAAGCAGCGAAAAGCTGGCTGGGAGAGCAGCACAAAGAGAGAGTGGACTGATTATGATGCAGGGAGTTCGCACGCATGAAGATTATTGGGCTGAGATAATTTCGGGTTGGCCCACCGACATACCCCCGGATAAATTGGAGTTCATGCGCAACCTCTTCTACGCCGGGTTCGCCCTGTCGAGTTCGTTTATGGGCGAGTTGAAACGGAGTTCGATCACGCGCGAGGAGAAGGTCGCGCTTCACCACTTCTGCATGACCGAATGTATTCGACTCTCCGGTATTACGGGAGAGCAAACCTTAGTGCAGGAGAGGGGCGACGTAACTACATGGGAGCCATGACGGAGCGCGCTAATCACCCTTTGGGGCTGTCGTTGTCAGACCAAGAGAGCATCGACAACTTTGAAAATTTTTGGGGCCGCGAGGTCTTAGACAACCCGCTCATTGGGTTCAATCATTACTGGAATACTTCGATAGGTTCGCCCTTCAAAGACCCCGGCATGATCGACCTGTGGGTTCGTAAGGACGGGAATCGCATCTTCACAATTCGCAACGGTCACGCCATCCACCCACACACTGACGATCTGGTGTTGCAGGGTTATCCCTATGGCCTCTGGCCGCGCCGTCTTCAGGCTATTATGAACGCTCAACTCATTCGCAACCGGGGCGTCCGCGACATCTACGTTGGCCCTGCGTTCACACCATATTTGCGGTCGCGGCTGGGTGGTATCGACATGACGGGCGGCAAGACTGGGAACATCGCACGCGCCAAAGAACAGATGCTTCGGCTGGCGTCCTCAACCTATCGCTTCTACATCCGGGGAGAACAGGCCGGGGCGATGTATAACCCGGCCCCGATGATCGAGCGGTGCGGCGTTTACTTCGGTGAGGACGCGGAGAATTGGCCGCTCATGCTGACCATCTCCAAGCCCTACGCGGAGAGCATCTGCACCGAGGGCAACGCGGTTCCGGTGGACATCGCCGCTCTCATGCGAATCAAGGGGCCGATGGAGCATGACGTTTACTCGTGGTCTGTCCGGCGCGTCTTTGGTGTCAAGCCGGGGAAGCCCGTTCCCCTGACATGGCAGAATATGTTCGAGCAGTTCGGTAAAACTACCTACCTCTCTCCGACTGCGATGAAGGACTTTCAGAAGGATTTCAGGGCGTGCGTGCTGCATCTCCGCAAAGAGGTCTATCCCGATCTGAACTTTGAGGAGCGCTTGGGGAAGTGGTGGCTCTCGGCGTCGAAGCTGGCGGTGCCGCAGAAAAAATACTGGCGCGGGTTCACGGAGGAGCGTCAACTTAGCCTCCTGCCACCCGAACCCGACGAGCCGGAGGAGACTACTGAGCTACCGCTTTGCTCTCGCTGCGGCGGGTCTGGTTTCGACCGAAAAATTGGGAACCGATGCACCTGTGGAGCACCGATGCGGTGAGCCACGCATAATACCCGTGGATTCACAACCTAAATAGTTGAAAATAAACGGAAATGTCACGCATAATACCCCTCCAAGTCGGTTTTCCACAGAAAAGTGTGGAAAGCCGACTTTTTCCACGCATAATACCCCTCCGATGGTTGTCAACAACTTACGGATTGGTCACGCATAATACCCCTCCAAGTCACGCATAATACCCCTCCGGCCTTTAATGTATTTCCGGTAGTTGCCGTTAGAAAAGAAACTATCCGGTAGTCGATGAAGCCCCCGCGATGTGGAAAATGCACAACAGCAAGTGCAAAAGCGCCCCTCCACGGCGTTTTCGGCCCTCCGGGGTGGGCTACCCCTAACCAAACCCGTAGAATGAGCACCTACCCCGGTTTCCGGGGCATTACGAGCCGGAGGGAGAGCATGAAAGATCGCATCGGGAACAAGTTGGCGGCTGGCGACAAGGTGATGGTGGAACTACCCACGTCGAGCATCATCGGCTTTGTGGCGAGCTTGCAGGAGGCGGGACTGGTAGCCATCCGGGGGAAGTCGGGGGCCGAGACGAAGCCGGGACACGTCATGGTGTCGTGTGTGTTCCCCCTCCCGGTAGACCCGCAGTACGATGCCGTCGCGCAACTGGTCAAGGTCTACGACGCAGCGAAGGCTCAGGGGCCATCTTTGGTCACGCCGGGTACATCGGAGCCACCCAAGCCTAACTGACGCCACCTAGAGGCGCGGAATGGCATACCCGTATATTAGTGAGAAGCAATAGAGAGCGCCTAAAAGCATGGGTGGGGCCGTGCTGGGTAAGAGCGTAATAATGCAATAACAAAAAACAATTACAACAAAACACTTGCCAAAGTATACTGAGATGTGTTAGGAACAAGTGCAACGCATCGAGAAACAGAAAACTTTTTTGTTATCATAAACTTTTTTATCGACAAGTCAAT